TTTGTTGAACATTTGAAACGGCATAAACATTACTTGTAATTCTAAAATCACGATGACCCGTTTTATTATCTGTACCAACAGACCATCCACTATAACCACTTACACCATCGTACACAATATAAGATGAAAATGGATCACCAGAATCTTCTCTAACTTGAGCGGTTATTATGGCGTCCTCTTTGGTAACCGCATCGTTATTATTGTATACAAGTAGACCATTTTGGTCTGGGTTTAGTCCACCAGACGCTCGCACTTCCAATTTTCCAGTTGGAGTGTGTGTACCAATACCAACGCGTCCATCACTTCGAAGTGTCATTATATTAACGTCATCATACGAACTGTGTGCAAGATTAAAATCAAGTCTTGATCTAGATCCACCCGCTTCAAATCTAGATAAACTCAGTGTAGCTTTAGCGCCATAACCGGATGTAGATTCTCGGCATATATGCATAACAGGTTTGACATCATTTACAACATTAATTGCATTTCGATTTGTTACCACAAACGGGGTTAAAGTATGATCAAAATTATTATTATTTGCAACTTGTTTGTTTATAAATATAGTGCCACCAGATGTTTGAATTAAACCTTCGGGTTGTGTAGTACCAAAACCAACATTACCGGATGATACAATGGTCATTTTTGGAGTTCCAAACGTACCATTTGTTGATACACCAAAGTTTAGACCCTTTCCAGAACCACCATTAACATCTATATATGCATCGCCGTTGTTTGGTCTTGCATACATTCTCATTGAAGTGTGATTTGCAAGACCCCATGTATTACCAAATGTAAGTGTGTTTGCATAGTTTATCCGTACCGGTGCTGCGATTGTCACAGTTTCACCGGGTGACGTATTTTGAATTGCAACATTACCAAAGGCTGTAATTCGCATACGTTCGGCATTTTTTGTTTTGAATATAATATTTTGATGATTTCCATCAACCGACGAAGAGTTAATTTGAATCTCGCTAACATTTGAAGGTACTGAACCAGACTTTAATACAAGTGCATTAGATTCATCATTATCTGAGCTTTTATCATTCGCGTGGATAACAATTTGACCACTTGATTTTATAGAGTGTTCATTATCAGCTTCGACATCAAATGGACCCCCAATTCGTATGTTACCATCAACATGTAAAGCTTCGGAAGCATCCATACGATTTATACCAACATTTGACAGAACAAATAAATTTGTTGTCACTGTGTTACCGTGTATATAAAGTACATTACTACTAGTAACATTTATAGATACATTTGCGCCAATATTAAGTGTATCAGTTGGATTTGTATTAGCTATACCTGAATTATACCCATCCACGCCGGTAGTTCTTATACCCTTGGATTTAAAGTTTGCATCCAAGTCAATAACTGCAAGCGTTGGATCATCTTTGGCGCTTGGGTCTAGAGTGACAGCGTCACCAACTTGAAGACCTAAAGGACCCAATTTAAGACCCTTTGTGTAAGTAAAACCATTTACTTCCAAAATATTTGAACCCGTATCTTCTACAAACAAATTTGAACCAACATCAAGATCGTGTATTGGATTTACATTAGCTACACCAACGCTATTTGATGTGTAGATATCACCATATACATGAAGGTTCACAGTATCTTCTTCTACTATATCAAGTATACCGTCTACAGTTAAACCTTCGACGGAATTATACGTTCTACCAAATACAAATTCTTGTACCCCCGAACCTTTATAACCAAGTATCACATTAGCTTTTTTAGTTTCCTTTTCATTCATAATAAGACCCATATCTCTAGTACCATCGTTACCTGGACCCATCTGTATGACGGTGTTAGATACAACAAGGTTTTGAATGGTTGTATAAGCACCCAATTCTGATACAGCAACATTACCAAGAACAATTAAGTTACCTGTGATTTGTACATCACCTTTGGATACACTAACGTTACCTTTCAAAGTCATTACATTTGCTGAATAACCATCAAAACTAATGTTTGGACCAACATCTAAATTGTGTTTGACCTGTAAGTTGTTTGTGTATGTGTTACCATAAACTGCAATAAGATTTGAACCCACATTTCTTAACAAAACATTTGATCCCATAGAAAATTTGTCATTTACACTTATATTTGAGGTTACAGTGTTTCCATTTACGGTCAAAAGATCTTTACCAACAATATCAACTAATACTTTATCAGTAACCTGAAAAGCTTTTGTGGGGTTGTTGTACCCACCGCAAGCTGGTCGGTCACGAACATACGCTCTGCTCTTGCACGTGCCAATATATCCACCACAATACTATCATTTTCGTCCATAAAGACCTTTTCACCAACTGTAAAGTTTTTAGTTGGATTTGTGTTTGCAATACCAAAACGTGTTACCGCAATTTCATCTGCTTCGATCTCCCCTGTTATAATACTTCTAACGGTTGTTAGGGTTTCTTCCTCGACCGGCTGGGCATCGAGGTTTGCTACATATACCTGATCGAAACGAACAGTTCTACCCATTATACTTTAACACTGGAAATTAATTACCAAACAAAATACCTGATAAACCATCTTTTATTCTTAATACGTTGTAGTTTAGTGCATACACATATATGGGCTGTGAAGAGGGTCTGAGAGATCCCTTTTCTGCACCACGAAGCTTTATTTTAGCGTGGTCTATTCTACTAAAATTGCATGTACCTGAAGGATTATATTCGGAAGCATTTAAACAGAAGTGATAACAGAAAAATCTTGTATACATTAGATCTTGTGTAGACGTCTGGAAATCCGATACACCATATTTAGACTTGTAGTAATTTTGAACTGTGTGGAAATACATGGCTGACATATTTTCCAAAATGGGTGTTCCGTTTATGTAAATATCTGCACTTTTAAATGTAAATCTGTCATTTGTTGGATCCTGATGAGCTGCCCCAAAACCAAAGAAGAGTGATTTAACTGGATGATTAAACGTGGATATATCCAAATCATTGTCTCCACCAGGGAGTGCGTTATCAGCAACTGTCGATAAGGGTAGTTCAATTCTCTGTAATTGTGTGATTACAAGATCTAGTTGTCTTTTTACAATAGATTCTCTTTCTTCTTTGTCCAAATATATAAAATTACCGTAAACTTTTATTTGTCTGTTTGTTTCGGCAAATTCATCTAGACTAGATGCTTTGAAATTTACTCTTATTTCTACTTGATGATGTGCGAGTGCTATAAGTGGTAGAAATCCACCATGATCACAAAAAAAGAAGTGAAATGGTAAAAAATCTTTATTAGATACTGATGTCTTATTTGTTAATTCTTCGGCTTTTGTCCATGTATCTGCCAAATAATTTGGCCATATTTCACTGAAATATTCGTATGGCTGGGAATCAACTTTTTGTCCTCCTATGAAAAGATCCACTGTGGATTCATACATGAGATTCGACGATACATTATTACCTTCGAGCCACAACCCATTTATCAAATCGCCCAATACAGGTATTGTGATGTTAAAATCTTTGTCACTAATAGTTTTTATAAATTTTGGAGCCTGTGAAAAATTGGTATGACGAGTGAATTTTGATCTAAAAAATGACTGTCCTTCATCACTTGTGAGATAAACGTCTTGAACTCCTTTAGACACGAGTTGAATTAATGCACCGGACATTTAATTAATATTTAGATTATAAAAACAGACACTTTCCCTGAGGGAACTCATCCTTCTTTTCTTCTTCCACCTTCCCATGTATTTTGAAACCTCCTTGGCGATACACCTTCATTCGCTTGTAGTACATAGCTGTGAATAGAGACCATGGATCATGAATATCGTAGATGTGAGGATTATTCTTCTTTCCCTTCGTCTCTCTCATGATACGACCAATACTTTGAGTTATGTCAGACTTTGGTGATGCCAAAATGACTGTATCTAATGTTGGAATATCTAAACCTTCATGGGCTTGGCTGAAAGTTGCGAAGATGATCTTCTTTTTGGATGAAGCCTGGAGATCGGCTTCTTTCATACCACCCATGTAGAGACCAGAACTTTTTGGAAAGCATTGGTGGAGCATCTCACAATGCCAACGACGATCGCTTAAAACAAGAAGTTGTCTTGTTCCAGCCGAAGCTTTCTTAATGAGTTCAACAAGCATTTGATTTCTCTTCCGATCTTCGACAACCTCCGTAATCATGTTTGGCATCGACACTTTACCAAATCTTGTTGAGGGTGGTGGATTTCTATAGTTGAATGATTCATATGTTACAGGAAAAACTTCAACCTGTTCCTGATTTTTTCTTTCAACCGCAAAGAATGTAGGTCCCATAAACCAATGAAGCACTTTTGTGAGACCATCTTTTCTTTCGGGTGTCGCAGACAGACCAAAAATATGTTTGGGACACATTTTGAAGAGTG